AGGCTCTGTAGAGCTCCGCAAAACTATCGGTTTTTAGTATGCTTAGAAAAAGAGAAAGGGAGCACAATGAGAAACGGCAACAGCTACCTAAAGTCACCAAAGCGCACAAGCAAGGGAAACGCTGCCAGGCGCAGGGCAAAAGCTAAACAACTGAGGGGCAAAAAATGAACATCGAAACTTTGCGCATTGCAGACCTGACCCTTGATCCTGAAAACGCCAGACAACACGATGCGAAAAACCTGAAAGCCATTGAAGGCAGCCTGACTCAGTTTGGTCAGCGAAAGCCGATTGTGATTACTGAAGCCAATGTGATTGTGGCTGGCAACGGAACAGTCACAGCTGCCAAGAACCTAGGCTGGGAAAACATTGAGGCTGTCCGAGTGCCGGCCGACTGGACCAAGGATCAAGTCAAAGCTTTTGCTCTAGCTGACAACCGGACCGCCGAGCTGGCTAACTGGGATGACAAGGTTCTTTACGCTCAACTGGCTGAGCTCGAGCAAGCTGGGTTTGAGATTTCTCAGTTTGGCTTTGAGCTTGCAGACATTCCTATCCTTGACATTGAAACCTTTGAGGATGTTGCACCTGAAATACCAGAGCAACCAAACACCGAACTAGGCAATGTTTACGCTCTAGGCAAGCACAGACTTGTATGCGGTGACAGCACTAAAGCCGATGTGCTTAGAGCTGCACTTGACGGGGACTTGGCCGACTGTGTTTTTACTGACCCCCCATACAATGTCGCTTACGAGGGTGGCACTAAAGACAAACTGACAATCAAAAACGATGACATGGATGACGCACAGTTTGACCAGTTTTTGTTTGGCTTTTATTCGGCAGCTTTAGAGAACACAAAAGCTGGTGGCCCAATTTATGTCTGCTACCCAGGCGAGCACATTTCCAACGGAGCTTTTGGGGTGCAGATGGCAAAGGCTGGATGGCTAGTCAAGCAGGTGCTTATTTGGGCCAAAGACAGTCTGGTGCTAAGTCGGCAGGACTACAACTGGCAACACGAAGCGATCCTTTACGGCTGGAAGCCAGGGGCAGCGCACTCTTGGTATGGGCCCTTCACAAACACAACAGTCATTCAGCAAGAAAAAAGAGATTGGGAAAAGGCAACAAAACAAGAGCTGCTGGAATTTATAACTAACGCTTTTGAAACAAGCAGCGTCATTCAGGAGAAAAGACCAAGACGGAATGACATCCACCCAACGATGAAACCGATTGCCTTAGTGAGCAAGATGCTAAAAAACAGCTGTGCCAGTGGCAACCTAGTCCTTGATCCGTTTGCTGGTAGTGGCTCAACCTTGATTGCTTGTGAACAGCTTGGCCTAAGAGCTGCACTAGTTGAGCTTGACCCTAAGTATTGCGATGTCATCATTCAGCGTTGGGAAACTTTGACCGGACTAAAAGCCGAGCTAGTAAATGCAAACAGGTAGGCCAGCAAAGCCGATAGAACAAAAGCGTCTGCTAGGCAACCCTGGCAAGCGAGCTCTGCCTGACCAATCAAGCATCACGCTTATCCCGATGGCAGAGAGCACTCCTGAACCAACTAGACCTTTACTCAAGTACGGCAGAGAGCTCTGGGACAAAGTCTGGGACACTGGCATCAATTGGATTAGCCCAAACACAGACACAGAGCTTTTGCTTATGACCTGTGAAATGATTGACGAGCGCTGGAACCTCAGAGTTAGAGTCATGCAAAACAACGACACAAAGGACCGCCGAGGACTTAGAGAACTAGACAGGGCAATCGTTTCAAACCTTTCTTTGCTCGGCTTCTCACCCTCAGACAGATCAAGACTTGGGCTTGCAGAGGTCAAGAAAATGAGCAAGCTCGAGGAGCTAATGACAAAGAAGGCACAGCGTGGATAGCTGGCCACCTGCTTACCTAACTCCAGTGCCGGCCCAGTCAATTGAACAGGGCGATGGAGAATACGCCATTGAATTTACTGAGGCTTTTGGCTCTATCGGCAAGGACGGCGTAGCTGGAAAAGCGGGTCAAGCGCTAACACTTAGGCCCTGGCAAAGAGAGCTTGTCAAGTCTGTTTACGCAAGGGATGACGATGGCGGTCTGAAGTTTAGGACTGCTCTGATTGGAATGCCGAGAAAGAATGGCAAGTCAGCCCTTAGCTCAGCAGCCTTTGGCCTTTACTCTTTGATTGCAGAGGGCATTGAGGGAGGCGAGGTTTACTCAGTTGCAGCTGAAAAAGAACAAGCCCGAATTGTATTTGGTGAAGCAAAAAGAATGGTTGAGCAGTCCGAGCTCTCGGAGCTTTGCACCTTGTATCGCGATGCAATCTTTGTGCCATCAACCAACAGCGTTTACCGAGTAGTCTCTGCCGAGGCTTACTCAAAGGAAGGCCTCAACCCCAGCCGAGTAATCATGGATGAGCTCCACGCTCACAAGGACCGAACTCTGTTTGATGTGTTTCAGCTGGCGATGGGAAACCGAGGCAAGCTTGGACAGCTAATTGCAATCACAACAGCTGGGCAAAAAACCGACATGACCGGACAAGACTCAATTGCCTATAACTTATTTCAATACGGCAAGCGAGTAGCCAGCGGAGAAGTAGATGACCCTGCCTTCTTTATGGCTTGGTGGGCAGCTCAGGACGAAGCAGATCACCACGACCCCGAGGTCTGGAAGTCAGCAAACCCTGGATACGATGACTTAGTTTCTGCCGATGACTTTGCCTCGGCGGTCAGGAGAACACCTGAGCCAGAGTTTAGAACCAAGCGACTCAACCAATGGGTCAGCTCCATGAACGCTTGGCTACCTAACGGAAGCTGGCAACCTTTGATTGAGGAGCGTGAACTGCTACCCGATGAGGAGATAATTATTGGCTTTGACGGCTCTTTCAACGGGGACTGCACAGCCTTAGTCGGTTGCACAATACCTAAAGACGATGAAAAGCCATATCTCTTTATGATTCACACTTGGGAGAAGCAACCAGAGGACACCGATGATTGGCGAGTCAACACCCAAGAAGTTGAGGACAAGATTATCCAATTCTGCTCAACTCACACTGTCAAAGAGATTGCCTGTGACCCTTACCGCTGGCAGAGGTCAATGGACGCCATGCTCGAGATGGGCTTGCCAGTTATAGAGTTCCCCTCAACTAGCCCAAGCCGAATGGTCAGTGCTTGCCAAAAGTTTTACACCTCGGTCACTGAGCAAACCATGATTCACGATGGAAACCCACTACTTGAGCGACACCTAACCAACTCAGTTGTCAAGATTGACCGCTTGGGACCAAGAATTGTAAAAGAGCACAGAGGATCACCGAGAAAGATTGACGCAGCGGTGGCAGCGGTCATAGCCTTTGATAGGGCAACAGTTGGTAGAGTAGAGGCTGAACAACTTGTCCCACAATTCTTTATCTAAGGCGGTCATGGGAACCTCATTACAAATAGCAGGTGCATTAGCAGTCACCGCTGGCGTGGCCCTAATCTTTGTACCAGCCGGACTTATCATTGGTGGCGTTTTCTTGGTCTTGTTTGGCCTTGCTGCCGAAAGGAAATAACTAAGTGCTAAACAATCTATTCGAGCAACGAGGCATCAGCTTTCAGACAGTCTGGGGCTCTGGCAACGACCTAGATGTAATGAATCAGTCGGGGACAATCGTAAACAGCGACTCAGTATTCAAGGTCAACGCAATCTTCTCAGCGGTTAGCCTTATCTCTGACACAATCTCAACCCTGCCAGTGGACTCTTACATTCGCAGAGATGGCGCTCGCTTTGCCTTCCGACCTCGCCCAGCTTGGGTACAGCAACCAGACATTGACACAACAAAAGAAGGTTTTTATGGGTCTTTGATTGTTTCCATGTTGCTTGACGGCAACGGCTTTGTCAGAACCTTTAGAGATCAGCAGGGCAGAGTTGTAAACATGACAGTTCTGAACCCTTCCAAGGTTGAGATTCGCAGGGATAAGGTTGGCTCAGTTGTCTACATTTACGAAGGCGAAAACAAGCCACTTACTAAAGATGAGATTATCCATATCCCTGATGTGGTTCGCCCAGGCGAGATTCGCGGAATCTCCAGAGTCACTGCACTAAAGGATAACTTTGGACTTGCTATTGCGCTTGAGTCTTACGCCGCTAGATTCTTTGGACAGGGCGCAAGCACCAACGGCATAATCGAATTTCCTGGCAACCTAACACCTGACCAAGCCAAGAACCTAGTTGACGGCTTTGACGCTAGACACAAGGGATTTAGAAAAGCACACAAGACCGGAGTGCTATCGGGCGGAGCTAAGTTTGTCCAGACCACAGTGGAAAACGACAAGGCTCAGTTTATTGACTCTCGCAGAATGGCAGTTGAGGATGTTGCTAGAGCCTTCAACATTCCACCGCACCTGCTAGGACTGCCAGGCACAAACACTTACTCAAGCGTTGAGCAAAACAACATTGCCTTTGTGACTCACACTCTACGCCCGATCGTTCAGAAGCTCGAGTCAGCCTTCACTCCTTTGATGGCTAACGAGCCAGGCGGAGCCACTGCCTTTATTAAGTTCACACTTGACGGACTTCTACGAGGCGATGCAGCAACCCGATTCTCTGCTTACTCAACAGGACTGCAAGCTGGATACCTAACGATTAATGACATCCGCAGACTTGAGGACCTACCACCAGTTGACGGCGGAGAGATTATTAGAGTGCCACTAGCCAATGTGAACATTGACGCTGCCGAGCTAGTAGCAACTGACAAGCGAGTCAACATGGCTCAGAAGCTAGTCAACTCAGGTTACGACCCTGCCGATGTCTTAGCTGTTATGGGCTTACCACCGATCCTTCACACCGGACTACCAACTGTCCAGCTACAAGGTATTGCTCAGGTCAACCCAGCAGACCCAGAAAGCGTATACGAGGTCTGATGACTGTCAAGACTTATGGCTATGACCTTGTAGCCAATGTTCGGACTTTAGTAGTTCCTGCAAGCGTTGGAGTTCAGCACATCTGCATACACAATCACGAGCACAACCAAAATCACGAGATTTTTGTTGGTGGGCCCGATGTCACTTTGACCAATGGTATGCATGCTGTTGCAACTGCAACTGGAACTGTGCAACTACTTCCGAGCGATGAACTGTACGCAATTGCAAATCAGGATTGCAATCTAAGAATACTGGTGGTCAAATAGTGCCTTACTACATCACAGACAAATCAGACGAGTGCTCAGCCTGGGCAGTAATCAAAGATGACGGCGAAGTGCTTGGTTGCCATGACACAAAAGAGTCAGCCATTGAACAGGCAGTCGCTATTTCAATTGACACAGATGAGCCCTTTGAAGGGGAAAGAGCAGCCGTTGGCTCACTAGCGGTTGGCGATTATGTTAGCTGGGCACCGAAAGACCCAAGAGTGCTTTCTCAAGTGGTTATGGTTGACGAGCAAATTGCTGTTGTGCAAATCTTTGAGCAAGAGCTGGGCGTTTTTACTGCCACCGACAAGCTCATGGTGATAAATGTCCTGAAGCTAGAAAAGGTGCCAGCACCTCAGCTACTAGCTTTTGAGGTAGAGGATGAACCTAGCGATGACCTTGAGGATCAAGAGGATGAGCTAGAGGCCAATCTGCCTGACAACTACAGACCTGCCTTGGCCGAGGATGTGCCTGAAGGCCGAGCTTGTGGCAACTGCTTTTTCTTTGACGAGTCAAGAGTGAACGAGGACGGCGATAAAGCCTGGTGCGAACGCTGGGACGCCTTTGTTGACGCTGGCTACTACTGCAACGCTTGGGAATCAAACAACGAGGAACGCGCAATCAACCAAGACGCACCTGCATACATGAGAGCAGCTGCTCGCCGAGGCCTCGAGTATTACGCAGAGGGCCTAGCTGGCGATGGAGTCACACCTAAGACGATCAGGGAAGCAAGGCTAATGGCAGAGGGCACAGTCAGCGATGACAAGTGGATTAGGATTGCAGCCTGGATTTCCAGACACTTGGTTGACCTAGATAGCCCAGACGCAAACCCAGACTCAGACAACTACCCATCAGCCGGTGTTGTTGCTCACTTGCTTTGGGGTTCAGGACCATCCAAGAGAGCCGCACAGAGAACAAAAGACTACGCTGATTCGGTTGTTGCTAGAATCAGAGCAGAGGAAGCTACCAGAATGACTAATAAAAACAAGTGGCAAGATGTTGCGAGAGCTATTGCTCTAAAGATTGACGGCCCACAGGCTAAACAGCCAGAGGTAAGAACTAACAGCGTTGACTTTGAGGTCAGGGCTGAGGGCGATGGCATGACCTTCACTGGCTACGCCTCGGTGTTCAACAGCCCTTCTGAGGACCTTGGTGGCTTTATTGAGTATGTAGCCCCTGGCGCTTTCAAGCGTTCCTTGCAATCTCGCAACGAAGTAAAGCTTCTCTGGAACCACGATGCAGGTGAACCGCTTGCCTCACTACGAGGTGGAACCATGCAACTTGTTGAGGACAACAGAGGCCTAAAGGTCACAGCACAACTTCCCAACACAACCCGAGGTCGCGACATTGCCGAGCTACTTAGGACTAAGGTTATAGACTCAATGAGCTTTGGCTTCAATGTGATCAAAGACTCATGGTCACCAGATGGGAAAACAAGAACCTTGGAATCAGTCAGATTGTTTGAAGCAAGTATCGTCTCTTTTCCGGCCTACGCCGCCACCACTGCAACTGTCAGATCGGCTGACCAAGCGATTGACCCAGACAAGCTTGCTGATGCTTTGCTTAGGCTAGAGTCTGGAGATGACCTTGACGAGGCTCAGGCAACTCTAATCACAGAGGTTGTTGGCAAGCTAAAAGCTCAGCCAGAGCCAGAGGAAGCTGTTAGTGACAATGGGCTTGAGTTGCTAGACC